TTTCATCCCTCACCCTCCTATAGCTGTGTTGTTGTTATATTGTTGTATCTTCTGACCTTCTCGGATCTCCTGCCAATATTTCGGGTACCTATCTTCCGCCCAGCCTTGCCAGTACCTTTGCCATGCCACCGATCTATGCGCCGATATGTCTTTTTCTAAAACATGATGGGCTGGACATAATGTTACTAAATTTTCTAAATCATTTTTTCCACCTTGTGACTTGAATAATATGTGATGGTGATTAGTATTTGTGCTGTAGCATGAAGGGAATTGGCATCTTCTTTCATCCCTCTCATCTACCTCTGCATATGCTTTTGCTAATCCAGCTAGATGGTTTTTCTTTTTCTTCTCGGGCTTTGGCTTTCGCTGTGTTGCTTTTATTTTGGGTAATGCTAGCTCATTCCAGTATTGCGCTGTTTGTTCTCTCGTTCGCTCTACTGCATCCTCAAATTTGTGGCAGATAGCTTTCTTTGATTGCATCCACTTCGTTTTGCGTTGTAGGCTCAATATGTTGTCCCCTTCCAGCCTCCCATTCGCGATAGACTTCGAACCATTTATCTGCATCCATTGTTATCAACCATTTACAGTCATTCTTTCGATGTGCTACGATTGGAATCTGTTCTTCTTTTGAGTCTCTCCGGCTTTGGCTCATTGCCTTCTCGATGTTTAACGCCTGAACTCGTTTAACTTCGATGTGTATGCCGGGGAGACCTACGCAATCTTCGCCATCTAATCCGCTGAACTGTTGTCCTCTTCTGACGCTATATCCTTGTACTCTGCATAGTCTAGAAAACTCCCGTTCTCCCCTTGCTCCCTTGTCTCTGCTATTGACCATTCTGAGCCCTCTTTCTATCTCTCTAGTACGAATCTATGCCTAAATCATTTAAGTGCCTTGTAGCGTGTCCCTGTGCCCTCTGGTATCCTTTTAATTGATGCAGTAACTCTAGCTTTTCCTCAGCCTTCGCCTTTTGGCAAGCTTCATTCATGTACTCGTTGAATTTTTGCTCAATATCTTCGATTGTGACTAATCTCTCAGTTAGGCATTGCAGTAAGCCGCGTATTGGGTATTTGTCGGTGTACTTGATTTCTTTCACACTAACACTCCCCTTTCTATCTCTTTCTTTTTCCTTCGAGTCGCTATATATCCGTTAGGGTCCCGGCTGAAGATGCCATAATTGCTTGGCATATCGTTTTGTTTGCGCCATTTTTGTATGGTTCCAGAAGAGCAGTTGAGCTTTTCAGCTATCTCTAGGTCGAGTAGTCCATCAAACCATAGTGCCGTGGCGTGAGTTGTGTTTATTTGTTTTGCCATTGTTTTTCTCTCCTATCTCTGTTGCTTTACAACGAGCACATACATGGTATTCCTTCCATATCTCCCCATAGATCCATCTGTTCTGGTTCCTTTGACCATTTATCAGAAAGCTCATCTAAGCTGAATTCTTTGAATACATTATTCGCCGTTGTTCGTTCTGCCTTGGCTGCTCTATCAAACTCTGTCCGGTAATACTTCCATACCTTAAACCAGTGCGATTGCCCACCCTTATAACATGGGATACAGTTGTTATGGCTTAGATATTGATAGGGAGAAGGTAAGCATATTTTCCATTCTTCACGAATTATATTTTTGCAATCTTCACCAGTTAATTTGGCATCCATGAGGGGAAATTCAACTTTACGGTTATCGGCTTGATGTCTAACCCAGACCTTTTGTATCCTTCTCCACTCATCAACTCCTAGTCCAAGGTACTCAGTAAAATCTTCTCCCCTCTTTTCAAATCGCTTAACAAATCTATCTTTTGTGATTAGTTTTAATTCAGTTGAACAATAAGGGAACATGTTATTTGGGACGTCTTTCCTGCTTTCAACCAACTCCCAAAGCGTTTTTGATGCTTTTTCGATAGTGATTGGCAATCCTATGAACTTCGCCACTTGCTCCCTGAATCGATCTGCGTCTGGATGCTCGGCCCCTGTTGGAGTATGGAGGAGTATTGTGTCATTGGGGTATTTGTCTGCAACCATCTTAGCTACTACGCTTGATGCTGCGCCTCCTGAGAACATTACGATGTGCTTCATGCTTTTATCTCCCTCTCTACCGATGTCTTAGTGTCTCTAACCCTTCGCTATCCTGGCGTGTTCCTGCGGATCTCTAGTTGAGATTAGCCTAATTACTTTTCTCACAATCTTGGCAAAATCATCATCACTTATTTCTTTCATTTCTCATTTCCCTTTCTAATTTAGTTAGTTCATCAAACATAATTTTGAAGCTAGGGAACCATTTATCTATTTCCTCTTTTGTTCGTTCAGGTGAATCAATCCAAATCATTGCAGCCATTACTCTTTTGCAGAGTTCTTCATGTTGTTTCATTGCGCCACATCCCACGGACATTCTTCTTGTGGAAATTGAACTTCTGTTCCTAAAATTGTTTCCCATCCATACTTTTTATTAAATCCCATCACATCGGATGGTTGCCAGAATCGTTTGCTGTCCGGATCAAAGCTAAGTCCTATCTCTTCGTTTTGTACCCCTTCGCTCCGGTTTTTTAAAATACTAACTATTGTGTCGCATCCTAAAGTTGGGTCCGTCACTCTCTCAACTGAGAAAACATTATCTGCTCGGTTTGTTATGTCCCCGGTCCCTGATATATCTTCCTTCTCTAGCTTCCCTCTAGTTTTCTTTGGGTGAGCTACAAGATGAACATGGACGTTGTAAGTTTTTGCAAAGTGCATAAGTTCACCAACGAAATTCGACTGTGCCCGGTAGTAGTCACTTTCTGACTTTCCTCCGTCAAACTTGGATGTCATTAGGTTATCTACTAGAAAAACCTTGCAGTCGTACTTCCTTGCAGCATAAGTGAAGAGTTTAATTATTCCTGTCTCTTCGCTGTTCTCTGAATTCATGTTGTTGTCATAAAGCCAGAACTTTCCTCGATACCATTCTTTTATTTTTTCGCTGATTTCTTTTTGAAGAAATCCTACTTTTTTGTCCTTAACCCTGTCGAAGAAGTATTCTATGTTGTTTCGACCGGCTGCCTGTAAGTTGATCCAATACTGGAAACGGTCTGCCCTTAGCTCTCCGCTATAGGCACATACTGACTTTCCTTCGTTTACTGCTTCAATCATCATCTGCCCCAAGAAGGTTGACTTACCTTGACCGTTCTTTCCGGTCCAGATACTTACTTCACCCATGAGGAAATCGCCTATACTTTTTGCTATCCCAGGTATTCCAGAACACGCTCTCTCCACATTTGTTAGATCAATCGGTACAACGTCTGCCAAGTTAATCAACCCGGTTACTGGTATTGGTTTTGCGCTCAGAACATACCCAGCCGTTTTTTCCTTCCCCTCTTTGACTAAGCTGACGTTTGCGTCCTGGTGTGGTGCATCCACTACGAAGCATTTCCACTCACCTATTTTGAGAATTGCATTTCTAACCATTTTGCGGCCGGGATCGTCGTTATCTCCCCAAATAATCACCTTGTTGAATTTATCTAACCAATCCCAACAATTTTCTATCCAAGTTAGGTCTTGCGCTCCACTTGGCACGCTTACCACGTTTGGCACTCCTGCTTCGTCTAAGGCCAGAGCATCAAATTCTCCTTCGACTATGACAAGAGGATTATCTAGTGAGCAGAGATCCATTCCCCATAAAACCGACTGACCGCCATCTTCTCTCCATGCCTTTTGTCCGTTACCGTTGTACTTCTCCGGCTTTCTAAATTTCATTAATACCGCTTGCCCATCGACTAGATAAGGAAAGGCAATCGCGCCCTTTACTTCTCCTACTCCCCTACGCTCCCATGTGGGCTTTGTAAATCCCCTGAGTTTCAAATAGTCCTCTACCTTCTTTTTGGATGGCTCTACTGTTGCTGTGGGCTTCTTAAATGACTTTTTAAGTGGCTTGCGCATTTCATAATTTGTATCCGTGTAACTTTCCCCGAACTCTTTACATAGCTGGGAGAAGTGTCCTTGCTTTCCGCAACTTCCTCGCTTGCAATTGTAGGTAAGGTTATCAACGTTCAAGGCGAAGGAGAATTTATCCCTATGTGATCCACCGTGACAAAATAAGCAGTAAGTAGGGATTATCTCGTTACCGTGTTGCTTGAATTCTCCTAGGTATCTTCTGGCGAAGTCTAAAGGCTGCATTTAAAATCACATCCTTATTTGTCTAGGCTTTTCTGCAGTAGCTTTCTGTTTTAATATTTCCTTAGCTACCCAGCTATTGACCGCCCCATAATCTGAGTCATATTCTTTACCGTTTGCCATCTTATAAAAGTTTAGTTTTTCGATCATGGCTGCTGTATCTGCTTCACCATACTTGGTGATAAGTGTTTGATATTCGATTTCTAAAAGGTAAACTTTTTCCGCATATACTAACTTATTTTCATTCTTATCATTCTTATCATTCTTGTTTAGGTCTTTTCGCGGTTCTTTCGCGGTTCTTTCGCGGTTCTTTCGCGGTTCTTTTGTGGTTTCAGTATCTTGGTAGATGCAGTAGTTTAGCACCTCTAGGGTGGTTTTTTTGTGGTCTGTTTTTTTGACTATCATTAATTCATTTTCTAAAAGGCTCAAAAATGCCCTTACCTTGCTTTTTGACCATCCCCAGCGTTCCATTAGCTTGTGTTCGGAGGTTATAAAACTTCCCCTATCCACTGATACCATTTCATTTCCTAGCAGGAACTTATTAGGTTCATGGTTAGCAGAAAGAATTATGTCTATCCACGCTCTGGCCTTATCGAATGGCTTTTCCTCCCAAAGTGGCCCTTCTCTTATTTTTCTGTGTAACTTAATCCACCCTGCCATTCAATCACCTACTTTAATTCAGCGCGTATCTTAGTTAAATCTGCGTTATATGCAGCTTCTCTGCCCATCTTAACCAGGTGGGTAATCTGCTGTGAAAATGAGCGATCTTCCTTTTCGGACATATCTGTTAATTCCTCGAACAGTTCTTTATCTATAGAAATTGATGTTTTTACTTTAGCCATGGTGTGAATTCCTCCCCAATACTGCATAATAAATATTTTTATAGAATACTATAGAATACTATTGACTACCCTTGTTGAATGTTGTATTATAAACATAGGTAAAACAAATAGACCTGTTGCACAGGGTGTTTTTCCTCAGCTACTTTCAATAGCTGCAGTTCGTTAGCACGGACAATTCACTTGGAGCTTTGGCTCATTCGGCATACTCTCGATCTTACAATGCTTGTAACATTGCTAGAGTGGGAGTGTGCCAAAACCTATTTTTAGCCATTAGCCTTTTTAATCAAATAGGCCATTTGTTGGGATACTGAGCGTTCTTCCTTCTCTGCCATTTTTACTAGCTTATCGTGTAGGGCAGTATCTAGGGAAACAGAGGTATTCTTTTTTGCCATTTGCTTACTCCTTTCTTGAAAACTATTTCTAAATAAATTATATCATAGTTCGGCATATATAAATACATCTGCGCACACATAATATAGGCAAAAAGGAGAATTATTTTTATGAAGAAGGTTCATACCTCGATTTCGATTGACCAGGACGTTAATGACGCTATTGTTGAGATTGCGAAGAAGGAAGATAGATCGTTCTCTCAGCAGCTAAACAATATTTTGAAGGAATTCTTGAAGCGTTATGAATCGAAGGACTAGAAACATACTGGGCTAAGAAGAAGGTAGAAAGCCGGGAGTAACACCGGCTCATGTATGTTAGATCAGAATGGGGTATCATCATCCATATTGACTTCATTGCCGTATGTCCCTGTTGGACTGTTGTTCTCTTGTTGTTTCGGTGGAAAGTCAAAACCTTCCACAACCACCTCATTGATGTAAACTTTAACTCCATCCTTATTGGTGTAGGTTCTGTTCTGGCTTTTACCCCATATTGGGAAGAGGCTCCCCTTTTTGATCCACTCGGCCATTAGCTCTCCTGTCTTGCCATAAGCTATGCAGCTGAAGAAGTCTGACTCGTAATTGCCCTCTTTGTTTTTGAAGTCGCGGCGAACTGCTAGTTTAAATGTGCAGACTGCTTTGCCATCGGTAAGGAATTTAAGTTCCGGTTCCGCTACTGCCCGGCCTGAGAGTAATATCTTATTCATTAATTTGTTCCTCCCACTGTTGCGCTGAGTTTCATTGTTTTAAGGTCGTTATACAGAGCATTTGCTTTGTCTTTGGTCCACTTGGAGAAGTCTTTTGTGTTGGCGATTTTTTGTACTTCTTCCATGGTATAGCCTAGCTTTTTACAGGCATCCCAAAATTGTACCCAGTTGACATTTTCAACTAATTTAGGTGGATCAGCTTTATCCTTATTACCTGCCGCTATGTTCGCATCATCATCCTCATCTGAACTTATGCCCAGGATTGCAGAGAGTGCATATCTACGCCCATACGATATTGCAGATCCAGCTCCCTGCGCCGTGACTTTATCAGCCTTTAATACCAAGGGATCCCCCTCTATCCATTCCCCGGAACTATGCATCAATAATGTGGTTACTACGATATGCTCACCGTCACCTGAAGGACTCTGTAAGACACTTAAACCGTGTTTGGCTAAGATTGACCTAGTGGCGTTAATAACCTCGTTCAGGGGGCAATAAGAAGATTTGAAAAATGGGTTATTAGCTGTGTTCTTCGGGTTAATCACTTCGCCTTGAAATTTGCTTAACGCCATTGCTAGGCTTGCGATTGATTCAGATTTTTTCATTCGTTTAATTCCTCCTTAATTTATTCCTACCTTTTGTTTGATTGGAGATAATATTCGTTCCGTTGCCCATCCTCTCCTAAATCTTGCGTGGATGGTTTTTCTGCTTAAACCTTTAATTCTTGCCCAATCAGCAAGTGTGTGGATCTCTCCATCTGATTCAAGGTATTGGCTAGCACGTGTATTGTTGTGTTGTTCTCGCATCGTTATCCAACGGCAATTATCCGGTTCGTAGTTCCCATAAGTGTTAATTCTATCAATTGTTAAATTATCAGAATAACCGTTATCCACTGACCATTTGTAAAATAATGAAAAGTTGTCTGTCCACTCTTTGCAAATATTTATTCCTCGGCCTCCATAGTAAATATAAGAACCATGAGATTTTAGGTAGCACCTATTTTTCATACCGCTCCATATTCTATAGAGCCTCGTTTTATGTTTACCATGTTTTGTAATGCGCTTTAAGTTAATTTCCTTGCAAAGACATCCACAACTCTTAGCCGCTCCACTTCTTAGCGACTGGCCCATAAATGGCCTTTCTCTTCCGCACTCGCACCTGCAATTCCACATTGCAGCACCGCCTCGATAATTTTCAGCTCGTGACACAACGGTTAATCTTCCGAATTTTTTACCACTCATATCTTTTAAATTAGGCATATGCCCTCCTATCTAATTCGTAGCGATCTTCCAACTGATAGTGATGCGCCCGGTATATCCTCTCCTTGCTTAAGTGCTTCCGATATGCGTTTTTTATCAGGTACATATTGTTCGGGGATGAGGGTTAGATATTTTCCCGGGATACTATCAATATCAAGTATTTGTACAGATGGGGGGTTATTTTGAATACTGAGCGTAGATATGGCACCTTTCAGCTTCTCTATCCCAGCCAGCTCCATTTGCGCTTGAAGATATTGCTTAATACTCGAATGTTTATTTTCGATAGCCTTGCGCCTTGTTGCCAGCCTTACTTCTTCTTCTTTGATCGCTTTGGCATCGGCATCCAGTGATTTTAGAAAGATAATGATGTTGTTGGCCTTCACTTCAATTGCGCCTTCTACTGTTTGGAGTGCTGTCTCAATCATGGATAGGTCAGAGTCGTTATCGTCCACAAGATTCCAGAGTGCTTTGTATCCCTCGGTTAATTCGTATAATTTAATGGACATTAAAACCATCCTCCCATTAAATAATCATTGTGCTTGATCCCCAGTTCTTCCTTTGACTCATGTTCCTCCATGTACTTCCATGGGCTGCGCTGTTTTGGCTGTACTACCTTTTTATGTTCGCGCTCGATTTGGACGTTAAGCGCATTTTCGAGGATTTTCTGAAATGTTGGGTGAAGGTTATTCATTGGGTGTACCTCCTTCGTGGATGTTTCCGATTACTTCACAGTTAAAAGCGTTTTGCATTAGAAGCCACTTATTGCCCCACGGGTTTGTTATCATAAACGCTCCCTTTTCAAAATAAACAGAGCAACCTTTTGTTTCTGGAAAATCAACTATATCCCCCTCATATATTTCAGTTCCCTTGGAGTCATGGAGTCCTGTGTATTGCATGAGAATTATATCTGGATTAACCCCATAGACCGGATGCTCAAAACAAACTTCTTTAATCATAGTTTGGTAATGACCTTGCGCCAATTCCTTTTTATAAATATCAGTAAGGTCAAAGTAAATCATTGCATTAGTGCTTTTATCCCATGCCCTGAACTTAATTAATCTTTTCATCCTCAGCCCTCCTGACGCATGATGTCTTCTAAACTCCATCTGACTGTGTTAATATTAGAGAGTGTTAATTCCTCGGCTCCCTGTAGCAAGGGGGCTATTTCTATTGTGTAGTTCATAAGGAGATTAAAATATAATCCCATCCCTGCTGAAATTGGATAGGTACGTCTACTTGATCCATCATCACTATGTGTTACAGTCGGAAAACCTCTCTCCATATCAGGGAAGATTTTAATTAATTCATAAGTGATTGTTGCTAAGTTTGTGTTAGGTTGCGACGATACCATGATGTGCGTGTAACCGCTTTGGTGGAAGCTAATGTCAACGAATGCGATTAGTGGATGATTGCCAAGTTCTGATAAGGCCATGAGTTGATCGGATGTTAGCTTTTGCATTTCGCTCGCTCCTTCATTCTTTAAATAATAAACATGGGATAGAACCTACTATTCCGTAACAAGTTTTGTCTTGGATCTTACTGCGCTTACATATTTGGCACTCATCATTCATTAGGGTCCTTAGTGAAAAATCAACGAATCCGTTATCGCCTAGCATGTTGTTAAGCTTCTCTTTGTTGATTAGAAAGTGGTCGATAAGATCCATGCGCTGTTGCTCGGTTAGTGTGTCGTCCATTCTCTCTCCTTCTTCTTACGTAATACTCACAATAGAGTTGGGTAGCTATACATAGTGGGAAGAAATGGTATAGAAAGATTGTTTGGGTGTGGGTCATCGGTATGTGCAACTTCTTATGTGTGAAAAGTTTTTGCAATGGGAAGTGATAGTTCTTCTTGAGTTGGTGAACGGTTGGTACTTGCTTCTGTGATCAAGGGGTTTTTCCTCGAAACATTTGTTTTGCTCAGATTGAATTGTATCCCTGTCTTTTCTGGAAACCGCTTTATACGAACCGCATATCTCACAAATATTAGGCATTGGTTCTCCCTTTTTAGTGGTTGATTTGAAATTTTCCATTTAATCCACTCTCTCTTTCTTAATCCTTTAATAAATCATTCAGTCCCTAGGTACTCGTTGACCGTCATGTGTTCCGGTTGAAATTCAGTTTCAATACATTTTCCGTCTATCAGAGTGGCGTTACATTTGCTACATCTTGGATGTCTACATTTGAAACATTCACAAGCTCGGTTGTTCATTTCAGTACCGCATCCATCACATTTTGTTTTAGTCATTTTAGAACCATCTCTTTCTTTATTTGCTTATACTAATTGAGTAGGTAATCAGTCTTATCTCTTACGAGCCTTTTTCCGTGCCTTACGTTCCGAGCTTTTTCGTTTTTGTTCTTCGCTAGGTATACCTGAGTATTCAATATAATGTGGCGTTCGGTGACGTCTGCCACCAAGACTGTAAACTCCTCCAAGTGTTTGAGCCATCATGAGTAAGGGCATTATTCCTTTCATTTACTCCCTCCTAATCTTTTTTAAACAGATAATCCACATCTACGCCCAATGCTTCCGCTATCTTAGTTACAGCCTTGATACTTCCCGGCCTTCGATCCACTTCAATATCTGATAGTGTTCCGATAGCTAGCCCAGAGCGTTCTCCAAGCTCGCGAAGTGTCCACCTCTTTAATTTCCTGTATTTGCGGACTTGGCTCCCAATTGACAATTATATTCACCTCCTATTACTATAATTCCGTAATCGCTGATTAAAAAAATATGCGTTGTTTTCGCCTGTTCACTTTATCTAATGCTATTATATTACGGAATATGCGTAATGTCAACGGCTATTTTATATAATTCCTATATTTACATAAAGGATTTTATTACGGTGGCAACGTATATAAGAGAGTGGATTAAAGATACTATCTAATATATAGGAATGGAGGTTTGAAAATTGAAATATGGTGATAAGATTAGATTCGTTCGGACTAAGGTTCGTGATATAACACTACTTGAGCTTGCTAATAAATCCGGCTTGTCTGTCAGTTACCTTAGTGATGCAGAGCTGGGAAGGTCAAACATGAGCATCAAGGCCCTAGAGAAGGTGGCCGATGCCCTTGGAGTAAGTTCATCCTATCTACTGAATGACGAAGATGTAACCTTTCACGAACTAGTTGACTTAAAAAATGTCGGCATACCAACCGATGTGATAGAGTTTTTTGGGAACTTAGAGCATCTACCTTATGCCAGATTAGCCCGCGACTTGCACGATGAACAAATCGACCCCGAATTCCTCCGCGATCTCCTAGAGAGCATCAAAAAAATGAAGTCTAAATAATATTTGTGGGTAATCGAATGATTCTTAGGGAATTAGTCGAGTATCCACATTTTTTTGTCTAATAGTTGTTATATAGTCACAATTGCAGGACTAAGGTCCTGTTATGTAATAGAGGGATATGCTAGTATTTAGAGAAATTAAATAAGACATTTTATTTTGGCAGAAAGGAAGTTTTGACATGATTGTTGAAATGGATCTAGGGGGGTATCTGAAATGGCTAGTATGTGATGATTTTGTTTTTGTTGATCCTCGATATAGAAAAGAGTATGAAACAAGCGTTCTTAATTTGCTAGACAAGCCTATTAATATATGATAAAATAGATTAAAAGATTCACAATTGAATAAAAACAAAGCCCCCGACGCTGGAAACGTCGAGGACCTCTGTGTTTGACCTGTAGTAGCAGGAAAAACTCTTAATCACATTATACGCTCTAGGCTAATTTTGAGCAAGTGTAAGTTTAAGGAAATTTTCGAGCTACAGGCCAATGAGGTTTGTAGCTTTTGTTGTACCCTCTGGTGGCAATGATGAGAAGAACACCTAAAACTCTCTAGGGTAGCCGGCCCGATATGAGCAAACTGGCAGCACGAACGAGCTATTACTCGTTATAGTTATGACTTCGTGTTGGGCGGTGGCGGCCCTTAACGGCATTAGGTAAGGAAGTCTGGTCCTAGGGATCAAGTTAACTTTAGGACGCGGTATGTACATCAAGAAACAGTCAGGGCAGACTTTGGCGTGTAGTACATATTCTACGAAAGTAGACGGAGAACGAGGACTTACTCGGCTGATGTGATACTTAGACGGATAAATTTCGCGACTTTCAGAGATTGAGAAACAGGACAATTTAATGTTTTTTAGTCTCTGAAGGCCCAAAGTCTAACTAACTTTAAGTTCCTCTTACCGGATTACTTGGGGATTGTGTGTATAACTATATAGTTTAGATAATACGAAAGGATTGTGTTTAAAGTGACAAAGATTAACGGTACGCTACTAAGATACCCAGGTGGGAAATCAAGAGCTGTCAAAACAATACTGAAATATATCCCTGATGGCACGAAAGAAATTGTTTCACCTTTCCTTGGAGGTGGTTCAGTTGAATTAGCACTAAATAATATAGGTGTTACCGTCCATGGATATGATATATTTAAACCATTGGTAGCATTCTGGAATTCAATTTTAAAACGTCCCTCAAAAATAGCTGATATAGTTGAAACATTTTACCCTTTGAGTAAGATTGAATTCTACGAACTACAGAGGACTATTGAAAAATACAAAGATGATGAAGTTAATTATGGAGCAATATTTTATGTCTTAAATAGGTGTTCATTCTCAGGGTCAACATTATCAGGTGGAATGTCTCCGAACCACGCTCGCTTTACAGAGTCATCAATAAAAAGAGTTAGGGAGAGTGATATTAAAAGATTTAGTGTTAACTATGCTGATTTTAAAACGTCACTCGACGCACATAAAAATATATTTTCATACATTGACCCTCCATACATGATAAAAAATGCTTTGTATGGTGTTAGTGGTAATCTACACAAGGATTTTGACCACTATGGATTATGTGAGATATTGAAAAATAGAAGTAACTGGTTATTATCATACAACGATTGTGATGAAGTAAGACGGATGTATAAAGACTACAGAATAGTAGAATTAAGCTGGAAGTATGGAATGTCAAAAGAAAAGGTGTCTAGTGAAATTTTAATAATAAACTGTGGATAACCTAGTTTAGTTAATATAAAGGAGTTGTAAGCATGGAGAATGAAGAAAGATTTAACGAACTACAACTAGAGTGGGATGAATACCAACTATGTATTATATGCAAATTAAAGGATTGCGACGAGTGTACTTGTTAGTTTAGTTAATATAAAGGAGTGTTGATAAGATGTGTAGTTTTTGCGATGGAGAAAGAAATATAAATTAAATTAGTAAAGGAGTTGTGTTAATATGATTGAAGTTAGTAAAGATGAATTAATAGAATTGGTTGATTGGATGGTCATAGTGTGCGAAGAATGCCAAGGACCTCACCCTAATTCGACTTGTGGAGAATGCCCTGTTGATAAGTGGAAAGATAAGATATACGGTGATAGATAGGATTGATTAACGATGAATATCACATTCAAGGAAATCTGTAAACTAGCCAACGTCAAAGAATCAACTGGTCGCTTCTATCGTGATCGATTCGAGGAACACTTTATAGCTAAAGGGGAAGGAAGAAACCGAAGGTACTCGCAGGAAGCTGTAGGATTACTTATGTTAATCTCGGAAGGTTACACTAAGGGATTAGAGTATGAACAGGTCAGAGAGTCTCTAGAACAAAGGTATGGTGTCTTAGTAGTGCAGGAAGAAAACCACAGTGTCGCAACAACACAGCTAGAGGTTATAGAAGCAATTCGGTCCGTCTTTCAACAGGAGATAACAAGGCTTGAGGATAAGATAGACGTAATGGGAGAAAGGCACGATAAGCTGTTGATGGAGTCGATTCGATTGATTCAGGAGAAGAAGAAGTGGAAGTGGAAGTGGAAGTGGTGGAAATAAAAAAGAGAAGGCTTTATACCTTCTCAAAATTATCGCAGGCTAATACTCCATCTGACCAACAATCAACCTGTAGGCTCCAACCACAAAATAAACGCAATCGGTGCAAGTTTTCTTCTTGTGGAAGAGGTTGCATAAACATGTTTTAACGCACATACCGTTCCTCCTTATTCAACGCACTTTAATTCATCCTTCATCTCCGCTAGATGAAAACATTCCTTCATCATCCCGATGGTGTACATATTCCTACAATCTTCATTAGTGCATTCAAGCGATACTTCCCATCCATAGCCTGGGCCCTCACCTTTTTTAGTATTCCAATCGCATCCAGTGTAGCCGATGTTGAGTTTTAGGTTTGAGTTGCATGATGGACATTTTAGTTTTTGCATTAGGTTTCCTCCTTATATAAACCAAACATTCCCACAATCTCTACATAAATGCCTTACTATAACAACTAACTTCTCTTTGATGGTATGGGGATTGCTCCAATCTTTTATAGGCATTGTGCCGATATTTCCACTTTTGCATTCTGGACACATTATCTATTCCCCCTCCTTAGATTCATTTACTGCCTTGATAATTAATTTAGCATAGTTTACGTCTACGCCATCAGCAATTGTTTCTTTTGTTTTGGCATCAACTATACTTACTGTCTTGTGATCGCTTGAATAATATCCTTCTGCTAACTTAACCTCTATAGTCATCCTCACTTATTCCCCCTCCTTATGCTTCTGGTACTCTTCTTTTGATATTTCTTCCCAATCCTTTAATTTGTATTGCCCAGGATATGACTTATTGGCGTATTTTTGCCATTCCAAGGGGTGCTCATCAATTACTGCATTTTCTAAAGTTTTTTCACTTGCCCCATACATGAAACTAATGAAATAATAGTTTTTCATACCTTATTCCCCCTCCTTATATATCCTTGGCTCATATGTGTGCTTATATGGTTTAATTGGCGATTCTCCGTATAATAATTCAGATTCATTAGCACACGCTAGGCAAACGAGATTGTTGTCTAAGGGAATGAAATAGACTATTGCAATGGGATCATGTGGTGTTCCGCATACCTGGCAATGGGTTGAGTAGATGCGCTTTAGGGTTATGGTGTTGGATAGTTCATTCATCAAAGTCCATCCTCCTTTAAGCAAAACCCTCTATCACTTTCCCACCAATCTGCAAATTGCCAACCTGTAGAAGATATGTCTATCCTTCCATCCTCCATGTTTGCGTAGATATATTCGTTGTCACGGCCTAGTTTGTTTAGTATTTCTATCGTTTTTCTGTCTACTGGAACAAGAACGAAATTGCAAATATCTCCATCACAATCAAAATTAATAACAGGCAAGGTATTTAGTAAATCAATCTTTTCCTCGTTTGTCATTTCTCCCCCTCCTTCTGTATCTCTAAACGTTTATATAATTTTAATGTGTCATAGATATAAAACATAATGCAAAAACCTAGTAATATTGTTGTAGCCATTTTATTTGTGGTCCTCCTTCTGTATCTCCCTAAAGATAGAATTAATCTTATCCACCATCTCCACAGGTAACGCTTCTCTGCACATTTCATAGTTACTATAATCTGAACAAGACAACCCTAGTCTGTCGGACATCTTGCGAATCGTTATGGCTAGTTCTTTTCTCTTGGCTTTGATTAACTGAACGAATATCAATTTGCTTTCGTTTGACTCGGTAACACGATTTTTATTCTCTTCGGAATAATCAGTATCCTTGAGTCTGTTTTGTTTCAATTCGCAATTAAGGTTATTGCACTCATATATTGCTCCGTGGGTTCCGTTCTCCCCATCCCATAGGCCAAGGATGTATTTTGTTGGGTTATTGCATTCGTTGCACCCTTTAAGATTGTGTGCAACTTCAACTCCACTAGTCATTGGTCCGCAACTTCTACCTTCCATCCTTTTCCTCCTTCTTGAACATTTTTAAATTATTGGAGCAAAACATACTCGCCCTGTCCCCTTTTTTCACTTGGCTCATAGCCCTTCGCAAAAACTCAATCTTGCTTATATGGAAAGAATCACAGATAGTTTCTAGGAGTTCCTTCTCTTCTGGAAGAACATCGAACCTCAACGTAACTTTAGCTATTGACATAATAACCTCCTTCAATTTGATCCTAACTTATTATACCACGGTACATACTGATATGCAATGTATCTTAACTACATATATTTACCAAAAGCTGTGTCACTGACATTTCCGATAAACACCACGCAGGAAACTGTCCTTTAGTGTGGAATATATTTATGTGGTGATGATATGAATCGAGTAAGAGAAGTTAGGCTTCAAAGAGGCCTTACTCAAGATGATCTTTCAAAAGTGTCAAAGGTAAATCAGAGACATATCAGCTTAATTGAAAACGATTTAAAGCCCAATCTTTCGCTTGCTGTTGCAAAAAGAATATCAAAAGCTCTTAAAAAAACAGTCGATTATTTATGGCCCGATTAAGGGCTATATTTTTTTATTCAATTCATGACCAATTAGGCATATTATGTCCGAATGGTCATATATATTAACAAATCAAAAAAGGAGCGTGATCAAATGTTAGCAATTCAATTTCCAACCCTAGAGGATCGGGAACAAGTCCACAACTTAATTAATATCTACGCTCATGGTAAATGTAGTCGTAACGATCTAATGCGCCAGATAGCTCAAATCATCAATAAGTATCCAAATATTCAACGAATGCCCGTCTTTGGCTATACCGTGCGAATTCTTCAATATTACAAAGATTTACCTATAATCTCCATCGAAGGGGCAGAGGTAACCGACAAGTGTCCAGGATGCGGAGCTGGAACAAAGGCAGCTCGATACTTACGCACTGAGAAAGAAAACCATAACAAAGACTATGACATAGTTAGCTCTACTTGTTTAGAGTGTGGGACGGTTTACATGACAAAAGCAATTAACGGGAGGGAGGTTTAGTTATGCTTATTATTTTTGAGGCATTAGTGATCTATGCTGTTGCTGTTAAAATTGGGAGAATGTTAGGCAAGCGTTTGATAAAATGATAAAACAGACAAAAAAGGCCCAACCCATTTAGAGCGGAGCCTTTTCCATGTGTGCAGCCTAACAGTTTTCATCACCTTTCGGCTAATGTGTTTTTCGGGGTTTCTGGTTTACTGCACGCTACTGCAAACCCTTTTTCGCATGTTTATAAGACTGAGTTTATCATATGTAGTAAAATAAAAAAAGGGGGACAGCGATTCTTATTAAGAAACGCTATCCCCCAAAGGATCTACCATTTTTCTGAATCACTCGGATTGTTTACAATCCCCAAACCTACGACAACAGGAAGAATTAAGTTAATTAATTGGTCTGCACCAGGAAGTTCATAGTTGAAGTACATCTTTAGGCAAAACACAATTAGGGCAAAAATAGAAGTCCAAAGTGGCCATGATCTCCATCGTGATTGATTCATTTAAATCATCCTTTCATTAATTTAATTATTTGTTCAGCAAGAGAAACAACTTGAGCAGTTTTATCCACCGTAGAGGTCACAGTAGGCGATATGACAGGGGCAACCATCAAAGCTAAGTATTTGTACCCATAGAAGTCGCAAACCCCCTTATAGAGTGCCTGTGCGATCATGGCGTGATTATAAGCAATCCATGTTGCATCAGCTAGATTATCATGGAAAGCGATTTCAATGAGCGCGGCCGTAGCGTTTACATTACTTCCTACCTCAATGAGTTTTGGGTTATACTTCACTCCACGATCAGCACCAGGAGAAAGCGGTGCTATCTGATTATAAAGAGATTGAGCTAGGCGCTCTGAATTTGTTTTAGGTCCATAGGCAAATACTTCGGTACCAACTCCACCCCCTGCGTTACTATGAATTGCAATGTGGATTTCTGCACCAAACTTGTTTGAGTCCTCGGCAATGGAGTAGACATCATCCATGGAAGGGTCATTTCGCTTCACTGTGAACCGCCCATCTTTGTTGAGAAGAGGGATGAGGATATCAGCTATGGGATTCATTTCATTTTCTTCTGTGGTGAAGGGACCTACTCCGGCGTTGTTTTGCTGAGTTGAGGGGGAAATATATATTCTGTTCATAGTAAAGACTCCTTCTTAGCCCTCAATGCTTCAACGTCTCTTTGTAGGTAACTCATACTTTTATCAATGGTATTCATGGTGTCACCCATTTGCTTTATGCTGACTGAAAAGTTTTTCATGTTCTCATCTGCTTTTGAAATATGATCCATGAATTTTCTCTCACGTTCCTGTGCCTTTTCTCTTTCAATCCTAGCTTCTTCTAATATTTTGTTCTCTCTATCTTGCGATTCCTTGAGCATTTTATCTTCTCGATCCTGAGATTCCTTGATCATTCTTAGCTCTCTATCTTGCGCCCTGCCCATCTCTAATTTACGTTCTTCTCGCTCTTCTTTCCGTGATTGTCGGTCAGTATAGACTAAGTAAACTAAGAGAGATGGAACAACTCCAAAACTCAAAACCAATTGAACTAGTACCTCTGTAGTCAATTCGTTACCGCCTTTCCTTGTAACCCTTGTATTGTTTTTGGTCCTATACCCTTAACCCTATCCAATGCGTGTATGTCATTAAATGGTCGATCTTTCATGATTCTATCGGCAAGCACTTTACCGATGCCAGGAAGGGATTCTAGAGCTTCTGCGGATGCCGTATTGATGTTGATAGGGAAATCACCAGGTTGGCTCATTTCATCAACTATTACAGTCACAATTACGTTATTTGTATTACGATTTTCTATTAATAAAAATAGAGAAAGGACTAGAGTGAGGATTATTGTCACCGTTATGATTGTTCTTTTCAATGTAGCACCCTCCTAAAGATAGGTATAAGAAAGGAACACCCAATTTCTCAGATGTTCCTCTTAGAGTGCATAGCACCCACAGTCGAATGGGTTGTCCGGTAAATACTAGGTATCATGCAGGGACAAACTGCATTTGTTGACACAAAGGAGCTACCTTTGCCGATACCTAGTAGAAGTATATTATCATAGATGTTATAATGTGGGAACAGAAATAATTTTGGGAGGAATGAGACTTGTCGTACGTGGGAGTGTTTTTATTGGGAAGTAGTTTTGGTGCACTGTTTATGGCTTTTATGTCAGGAGTGAGTAGGAATAATGCGTGTAAGGATTGTGAGTAAAAAAGGATGATAAAGGAATGTTTTGGCAAGAAAGGATTTGATTTATTTTGATGCTTCAAGTTAAAAAATACTTGGTTGGAACTGGTTATGTTTTAGGTGGAGTTGTTCATTTCATCATAGGCGGAATTGGGCTATTGATCCATTTGTGGACCATACTTATTGCCCTCGCTACAAAAGGAATATTGGCCGCTGTTATAACTTTGGTATTTCCGTTTGTTTCTCAATTTTATTGGGGATACTACTCGTGGAATATGACTGGTACCTTCTTTAATACTTATTGTGTGGTTGTTGTGGTCTACGCAATCCTATCTTTGTTCATGAAGATTATCTTCTCCGCCATTGCTCCTAAGGTTTTAGGGGAGGTTGATTGAGTTGGATGATATAATTGTCTTTATTGGATTGAGTTTCATCTGCCTTGGTGTTTGGTATGGCATAGCATGGTTAGATCAATGGCAAGGAGATAGACAATTGAGAAAGAAGTATAAGAAAACGCAGGGGAATTAACCCCTGCTATTTTTTATATTCTATACCTCTCTTTTGCAATAACTCTATTTTTGCATCTTCATTCGCCTTATCAATGGCAGCTTTTAGTTCTTCAACCTTCTTGTCATTATCCGTCTTTTTATCTGCTAGAATAGGTTTCATTCTGGCTTCTGTAACCTTCCCAAGTGTCTGTTGGTAGCTTGTCATTTCTTGGGGTGTCAGTTTAATACTATCCCCCTTATAAGTGAATGACTTTGGCGCGACTCTCGGGAATATAGTAACATCGCCAGTTTTTTCATAAAGATCAAGTATCCCTTTTTGAACTTCGTTAGGTTTGTAAGTTGTCGCGCTGCCGGGATTAAGAAAGATGTTACTGATAGTGTTCTTGCCTTGAAATGTTTGCTGTGCTTCTCCTGACGTATTTATCTTTGGTTCAAGCGAAGTAGTCATGCCGGGTATCCTGGCCTTTAAAAGATTACCGGCTGTTCCTAGTTTGTCGGGTGAATACGTCGTGCGCTGAGTAGGGTCCTGAGTCTGTGAGATTTGTTTTGCTACTGTGGGAATGAATTGAGTAGGTGAGTTAATGACTGTTTTTGCTATGCTATCCATTGGATTATAGCCACTCATAAACCTTGTTACACCCTGCAAAAGAGATTGTTTGAACAATGTCTCTCCACCACTTTTTGCAGCGTCTAACACAACGTTCTCAGCTTGCTTGCGGTCCTTACCCTTAAGGTATACATCTGCCCCTATTGCGATTGCCATGCTCCCTGGCTGCATCCAATCATAGGTATAAAGGTTATCACCATACTTATAAGCATAGTCATTTTTACCTAGTCCACGCTCGAACGCTGCGACATCTTTATCTTTATTCCCGGACCCAGTTATCATCCCTCGCTTGGCTAGGTCATACCCAACCATGATTAAGGCTGTTCCTGTGGCACTCCGGGAAATCGAGTCAACAAATACTTTCTGGTCAAACTTTCCTTTACCGATCTTTGTTGCTTCCTTGATGGCATCAGTTATTCCGACAGGGCTATACTCCAATGCTCGTTTAAGGATATTGGCAGGAGTTTTTACGAAAGGAACAACAAGATTACCAAGTCCAAAATCTTCATTTCCCAGGTGGAAGGCTGAACTAATTTTGTTCAGTGATTTTTGTATCATCTTGAACGCATCAGTTAAGGCGTTGACATCTTGATAAGTTCTTTGATCTGCTGTTTTCTGAGCCTGTTTTTCCATGGCAAGCGTTGGTTTATCAACTTTAGCAAGTTTCATTTGTTGCCTTAAACTATCATCAAAACTAGCTTTGTGGAACGGAGTATCACCCATCTTTAACCCTACTATGGTTGCTCTGTCCAACTTATGAAGAATTTTGTTGTTGAAATTCCTTGTTCCACTAAATTCATATTGTGTCTTTGTGTTATACGTGTCTATCCCCAACTTAGCATCCTGAGCTGTTATCTTAGCCCCTTGTGCCATGCTTTTTAATTGCCCTAATGGACTAGGAAGAGTTGTTGTTCTTGGGGTCTTAAATGCTTTACTTGCGAGCATATCAATAGGGGTTGCTACTGTATTTGCAATATTATCTATTACACCAAACACAGTATTTCCAAGAGTGTTGCGGACCATAGTTTTTGGATTAAGGAGAAGTGAGATTCTTTGCAATGCTGCAACTTTATTTGCCAATGTTGCTGGCATCTTTTCGGATATAAGTTTTTTAACTTGAGCCATGGCAATATCTTTTTCTCTGCCATCAGCTAGTTTTTGTACTCGCGTCATGGTGTCAATGATGAACTTGGAATCTTCGGGAGTTAATTCAACCTTAGGAGCTTTTTTTCCTAATCGCTCTAGAAGGTTTTTGTTTACGGTGTTAACTGTCCTTTGGGCATAGAGAAGCATCCCTTCAGGCGTGAGTCGCTTGAAAATAGAAGCTGCTTGGACGGCTTGCCCTGCTTGAGTCAACTTTTCCGCTAGATCAGCAATTAACTCATTCGCCCCTACGGTATCCCCGTCTTTGATAGCTTTAACAATGAGTGATTCGCCTAATGCCACATCATCAGCACTAATTCCCTTCGATGGTGCGTTGAACTTTTGCCTTGCCTTTACTGCATCAGTAGCAACTTCAATATTCGCCTTATTTAGTGTTTCCTTGTTTGTGATTGGTTCGTAAGTGAGTGGGTTTTCTAAGGTATTTTGCTTAACACTTTCAGGAGCTACTTGACTGTCACGGACGTTTTGGGAGAATCTGCGCTCATTAACTATCTTCGGTTCGCCTATGCTGGGTTGTTGTCGTGCTGTTGTTGGCGTAATCGTAGGATCGGCTATAGGTGCTTCGCCTACAGGTTTTGGTATAGCTGTCCCAGGTACTCGTTGATCTGCCTTAACCTCAAATCTATTCAACGGACCACCTAAATTATTAGGCTGTGTAGAAGCCACAGGAAGCGTTCTAAGGGGCGTAGGCTGAATTGGTGCGCTAGGTACTCCCAAAGGTTTTAAGAAGCTCCTAGCACTATCTACACCTTTACCTATGGCATTACCAACAGGTTTAAGTGCAATCCCTGCACCCTTGAATCCTACTCCCATTCCTGCGCCTAATGCAAAGTTTTTAGCCACTCTCTCAGGTACTTCTTGGAGAGTATTAGACTCATTCGGTGCTACTGCTGCGAATGATAAGCCACCTTTTACCGCTGTGTCTGCCCACGGAAGAAGTTTGGGTGAAATCTTAGGGGCGAGTTTACCTAACACTCCTTTGGCTATTCCCTCTGTAGCTGCACCGCCAAAAGCAAAAGCAGGAGCATTACCGACTAATTGACCTACTGCATCACCGATATTCCCGGACGTATTAGATGGCTGAAATCCTGGCTTGAGTAAGGCATCTTTCTTAGCTTGGTATTTGATTCGGTCAGACTCTTTCAAGCTTGGATCCTTTAACACAACATCAAACATATTTATGCTTTCGTTGCGGTATGGTTCAGCTACCTTGCGAAGGCCACTACCGATACCGCTACCGAAGTCCTTTAGTCTGTCGAGGAAGTTCCTTGGCTGAGCTATGGGCAATGGTTGAAGATCTGGGATAGGCGTGGCCGATGGTCCTGACCATACGTTCTCATCAGCTACCCAAGAATTTTGAGAAAAACGCTTTCCGTTTACTTGACCGAAATCAAAACCCATCTATCATCACCTCCAAGAATCTTCAACCTCTGGTTTTGTTGCTATTCCAGCTTTAGCCCATACTGATTTTATTAGGGAATCTACATTAATGCCCTGCTTCGCCAATGAAGCTCGTTGCTGTTCAATCGAGTTTGCAATATTGCCGGGTGAAGTTCCCTGGCTAAGTTGGTTGTCAATCTCGATCAAGGCGTTATCCTGATTTGATTTTCCTGTTGGGGATGATTGGGTAACTGCTTTTGCGCTCGCCTTCGCCGCACTAGCCGCCCTATTCGCCGCTTGATTCTGTTGTTCTGCTGCCAATTGTCGATCAAACTGGCTATTGCTAGTATCAAAACCGCTCTGCCATTGTCTAGCTTGTGTATCAGCCTGGTTCTTCCTATAGACATTATCTAACGCATCCTGAACATTCCTAGCATCAATCTGTTGTTGATTCATTCGATTATTCGTAGCATCTTGCCCAGCTTTATAAGCAAACGTGTTATAATCTACTGCGCCCTGTGCCCCTGCATTAGCGATCTTTGCTTGAGCATCTTGCAGTACCATTAGAGCGTTCTCGTCTCCCTGAGACTGAGCCAAGGCTATTGCATTATTAATTTGCTTGACTTTAGAAGCTAAATCAGTTTGAGCAGAAGAGATTTTATTGCCAAATTGTGTATCAAGCTCTTGCCCTTGGAGATTGTTAGCGTTAATCTGATTAGACGTATTAGTATTATTCAGAAGCTGTTGTGATGCACTTTCTCCACTTTGAAGTAACCCCATTTGAGCTAGAGAATTACGGACACGTTGGGCATTCTCCATACCCTGTGAAGATGCTGTGTCGTTGAGCGTTGTTGTCTGCCCCGGTAACTTAGCTCGCTCAGTATTCAGCGTTCCAATGGCCGTGTTCATCTGATTGGTGTAATCTTGCTTTGTTGCATTACCCTGTTGTGTTTGTGTTGCGATTGCTTGGCGAATCTTGGTGGCTTGCGCTGCCGCTTGTTGGTTGTATAAATCAGTTTGAGATTTGAGCTGGCCAGCTTGAGCCGTTTTAAAGTCATTTAGCGGCTTAGTATTCGTTTCATAGTTTGTAAACTCATTCGATGTGTCTTGTGCTGTGTTGCCATAAATTCGTCTAGCGCCACCGAGCATTGCGTCAGTGACACCAGTTCCAGTTCCACCGAGGAATACGTCGCTTGCGCCTAATTGTGTTTGTCCGGGTACATAGAGTTGGACGTTTTTGCCTTTATTTGCGTTAATATCAGCTTGTAAGCCATAATTTGCCATTTAATCAGCTCCTTTCGAGTATAAGAAAAGAGAGGGTTAATTCCCTCTCTTGTTGTGATGTTTATTTACTTTTTAACGAACATAATGCGTCAAATGCGCAACTATATTATGATATTACTTATAACAAGCTTGAATATTTAACAGCCCCACTAGCGTACTTGATATAAAGCCTATGGTTCAACGTATCCACACCAAACTCATTTTTATTCAACTCTATTGCTGTAAATGCTCCTGCTTTTTCCTTTTGAACCACAGTCCTTGCCATATAAGCCTCGTTAGATTTATCCGCGTATCCTGTCCCTGTAATCTCAATATGCTTTATGTCTTGTGGTGCTACCCCTGCCGATTGAACGCCAAGAAAGAAAAGCTCAGTGAGGGAAGTTTCTGCGGTAATAGTATAAGGCTTGGGTTCAGAGTTCTTATAGACGTTGAGTGTTACGTTTTTACCCTTCCTTATGATTTCAAACCTTACCGTATCACCAGATACCACAGGGGAGGACATAATTAGTGTTTTGCTTATTTCCGCAACCCCAATCCTATAAGATTCTAAATATATCGTGCTTGAATCGATATAGGCCCTGATGCAATTTGTTGCACTTAATCCCACACTATGCCCAAATGCATATGCCCCCCTCGTGACAACAACAGATGAACTCTTGAAATCAGCAAAGGGTACAACCCCTCTTAGGGACATTTTACTATTTGCAGGATTTATGTTTCGGCATATTACATCTAAAAACTCTTCACCGACAAACCATTCTCCATCAATCACTTCAAAGGCCCGATTATAAACGCCCTCTTTTGTTTGAAAAGGATTTGGTACATCGACTAAAGGGTCTTTCCTAACAAGCTGAATGTTATCTACGGAGAAACTAGCCGAGGCAGTAGGAGTGCCATTAATATAAACATAAACACCTTTTATAGTTGCAAAGCTACCAGCACCAACAGCAGCGAATAAGGATTTATTTAATTTAATAAAATTATAACCAGCCACTAATGCGGATTTCAAAACACCTTTTACCAGATAATTCGTGTATGTCGGCTTAACGTCACACGGGAATGAAAGGCCTATTCCATTAACAGGCATTAGATCAAGATTCGCCTGATCGATATATATCACAAAACTTATATAATCAGTTGTTAAACTATCACTTCCATCATCAAACTTCGTTAAGTCAAGGGTTTTTACAAGCGATATTCCGGTTGTGTTTGCTATTCCTGTTAATTTTGCAGATGCCAGTCCTGTTTTAAAGTTCACCATATCGGCTGAGTATGTTCCGGTTGCTCCCCACCAAGCATTATTTACCCATCCCTCGTCAGCTTCACAATTTGCTATCTGCTTCACATTTGTTTTATATGTGGCAAGGTCTATCCCAAAACCGCCACCCTCTATTGACTTCCTTGTATTGGCATCTTTATCGAAAACTAATACATCATCATTCCCTACTAATTCAATGAATACTGGCTGACTCCATGCAAATGCTAGGGCATCAGAAACCTTTACTGACCTAACCCTCACATACATTTCATCACCTTGGATTGCGTAGGATGCAGAAATGACGTTATTATTTGTTTGTAGAACCGTTCCATTTTTACCTATGAAACTAATATTACTTAGTACTGTACTTGTTGCTGTGAGCATTTTGCCAACTAAGTTTGTTGTTATATCGTTTCCTGTGCTAGAGTAGAAATTACCACTCTTTAAGGCTGCTTGAATTGAAGCCTTGTCGTTCACATCAGTATGAACTACTACCCAACCTTTATTAAACCAAGCAGGATTCGTAACGCTATGGCAATCATCTGTCGCTAATCCGAACACCTTACGGCTTGCACTTAGGGCATAATCCCATTGATTCTCACTAAATCCTCCGGTTAAGTTATTGAAGCACTCAATGAAATTAAATCCATTGACATACTTTATCTCTTCGGGGGTTAAAACATAAACCCCTGTCCAGTTAGGGTGAGGGATCGAAACTAATTTACCAGCGTTATGATAAAAAGCAATGATTCCCTTGAGGTCCTGGTCAACCCCTTGAACTAGAACATCATACCCTATTACATGCCTTAAATAGGTATCCTCTACGCTATTACCCAGCCAAGTCATGCCAGCAACCACGGGATCAGGTGTAATGAAATTATGGTCTGTAATTGTCATAAAGGCATACCCTGCGTCTCTATACGCTGTGACTAACGCCGTGGGAGTATCAGCGCCATCAGAGTTAAGTGTATGACAGTGCATTTGACCTTTAAGATTTAAAGAACCTCCCGATTTATAGGGATTATTTATTGTAAATTTCTTGCCTTCATATGACATAGTTTCAGCCTGATGTGCAGCAACGGTATCCTTAATCTGCCCTGCTGTATTGGATAGTTTAATATCTGTCAGGGAACCATCAGGTATTGCCCCTAATGCTACATTGTCAATTGCAATCTTTAGTGTTGCTAGCAGAGTCTGTACGTCGTTTCCTGTCAGTCCTGCAATAGTTTCTACCCCGATGAACTTTGCACCGCTCAAACTAGCTGTGACAGCCTGTAGACGTAAAATAAGGGCTTCGACTACATCCTGTACATTAGCTTGAGTGCCAAAAGAAGCAATAGGAGTCATAGCAAGATTTTTTGCTCCGCTTGCTCCTGATGTTGTGGCGTTGAGAATATTAACGACTGCATTTAACGCTAACCGTAATTCCTCTGTTCTAGCGTTAAAGTTTTGCTTAGTTTGGGTTGGTGTCCAATTGGGATAATCTGCTTGAATTGCGAAGTCAAATGTAAATGTATCCTTTGTTAAAAATGGCATTACCTCATCTCCGATCCTCTGTCGTATTCAATTTTTAAAGAAATAACTGACATTCCTTCATTTAATTTGTTATTCCTAAATCTTATCTGGAAGTAATTCGCACGCTTTGACATACGCTTTCGTTTAACTATAGGGAAAGAAGAAGTATTGAATGTAAAGTTGACAAAGCTGAAATTAACGAAACTAAATACCCCGGTTTGCATACTTAATTCTATTACGCTGTTACTTTGGCGAGATATAAAAGATAACTCAACAGAACTGCTACTTAATGGCTTAACCGTCAAGTCGAGACGATTAATTAACTTAACCCAAGTTGGTGTTCCTGCGTTATCTTCGTAGGTGTCTAGCCAACCATCCATTGCTACACCATCGTCATTAGAGAGCGCTGTGTCAAACTGATAAACCAAACCATCCGTATTACTCCCGAAGCAAAGAGAGCCGTCAATCTCAGCGAAACATGATGCTGGAATATTTGTGTCATAAAGCCAAGCGTTTGAATTGTAATCCCAAACATAGCAGACATTATTAACACACAACCCATAGTAATTATCGAAGTTGTAACTTACTGCTGCTGTTAAATTTGCTTGTCGAAGTAAACCAAGGTCTTGGCGCTCAACCCCTGCTTTGTCGATGAGATTACTAACGTCATTGACAGATAGTCTGTTGTTGACTGTTGTGTTGCTTGCTACCTGCAGGACGCCATTGACAGACGAAGCGCATACGACTGTATTATTGACTCCCTGAATACTACCTGGTATGTCTGAACCTTTTTCTAGGTTGATGTCTGCATAGGGGAAGACGGGATATGTCGCGCCATCTACATAAGAGAAGTAACCTTGCCCATTAGAATGTGAGGTATAGAGAAGGTCAAATATATGCCTCAGTCCCGCGACGTTCCCCGGAACCTTTTGCCAAGCATCATCAGGCCAGTAATCAGCTGAATAGTTTTCACCATACAAGCGTGAGTGCCATACTTGATCTGGGAAGTTAGGATTGCCTGACGCGAACACAGTAGCACTTGTCTTGCCTCCGTATACCTCCGCAATGGTACAGTTAAGGATGTGTTCAGGATGGGTTAGGGATGCCTTGTAGGCTGTAATAGTGACATTGTTTGTGCCGATAGTAGGCGCAACATTAAAGGTAACTACTCCTGTTGTTCTATTTACTGTGAAATCTGTCGTCTCCACCTTGTTTACGCCATTGACTACTGCCGTTATGAGTGTAGCGTCAAGGCTCCCCTCAGGAAGCGTGTAGGCTGTAGCTGTGCCGTTTGAACTAAAGGATATGCCAAACCCTGCGCTGAGAAGGTTGAAGTGTTCTAACACTTTACCAGCATTAGGTGATCCACTAGGACTTCTGCCAACTAGAACAATAGGTATTCGCGCATTTGTTTTTACATCAGCTACAGTTGTTCCGTCGAAACTTAGGAAGTCTGTACCGTTTTTGAGATAGATTTTATCTGACAGAATAAAAAAAGAAGCCTTAGCATTTGCTAGGCCACTTCTAATTGAGACAGGTTGAGAGCTACCAGATTGGGTGTAGAGGTTTGTCCCCCATGCGATAAGTCTATATTTGGTTCCGTTTGCCTTGATGTATGGTGAAATTCCGTTTATTTTTCCTGTACCTAGTGAAGTTGCATAGAGACGTTTGTATCCTGGACGCTTGCCTATTGTGCCATCACGAACGCGAATATTTTGACACTCAGGAGTTTGATTAGGTGCAATTAAAGAAGCATTATCCCTATAATTCAGCCCCCCCGAAAAATCATTATAAGTTATTTCTCTTGTAGTATTTGTTCTTCTGTGACTCTGTTTTAGTGGCATTTCATCACCTTCCCTTCTGGCATAGAAAATAACTCAACTATTCTTTTTCGCTGAGTTTGGAGATTTGTTGTTGAAGGAATTCTATCTGAACTTCTTTTACGGCGAGAGCTTTAGCCATTTGCCCGAGTTGATTACATAGTTTATCAATAATAATATTTGCGTCGATATCCATTTCTGTTTAATCTTCCTTTCTTAAGCACCTTCTGGCAATACCATTTCTGTCCAGTTCACATTTTCTTGCCCAGCACGTTTACCGATTATATATAGATCGACTTCCCCGATACCTGATACACAGAAGGAACCCTTTTTCTTATCAGAAATAACTACATCTGAGCGACTAGGGAATACTGCATAGCCATTTATGGCCTTAGAAAACTTATCATCTAGCAAAATAATGGTTCCTTTTCTAGTTATCTTTTGGCCTAAAATTAAATCGGAAATTAAGATTCTTGGGGAATCAACGGGCGACATGCCCCAGTTTTTACCGCCAATCTCGATAGTCCCGCCAATCTTAGTACCATCTGCATTGAATTGATGCTTGACAGCACCGCCTAATACTACCTGCATATAGGCAGAATTCAGTAATGCATAGTTTCCGGCAGATGATTTTAATACTGCGTTTGCCCCCAAAGCGTCTACACCAGTCGCGTTGCCACTAAAGGTTGTCGCTGTAACTGTGTATCCTGTAGCATTGATATTGCCTGCAACTGTTAATTCACCACAACGTAATGGAGTATAGGAAGTTTCCCCCCAATCCATGACTCGCAAACCTAAGGGAACACAAACTGTTGCGACTCCATTTGGAACGACAATTCTAAAGTCGCTATTTGAGGCAGGAGTCACTTCTTGGTATTCAACATAGGCCGCAGCTGTCCCGAATTTTAATCCAGCATTCCCATATCCAACTCCATTAGGCGTAGATGATACTTTCAAGTAATTAATCGCTGTAATATCAGCCCCGGTAATAATAGAACCTGAAATAGTACCGCCAGTTATCGTAGAACCCGAAATTGAACCCGAGGCGATAATATCAACTAGATTTAAGACTCCGTTGAGGTCAACATAAAACTTATCAACCCAAGTAGGGGAAGCAAACGTTCCTGTGTTCTTCTGAATCTTTATTCCAACCGATGAATTGATTATTATTTGATTTGTCAGTGTAGTCGAACCATCTGTTTTTTGAACAGTTAAGCCATTTCCGGTCATTGTACTAGTGAATGGACCATTTACCCCGTTTAATCCAACATCAATGCCGTTCGGAGTTATCCTAACAACATTAAGTCCATTTACAGGATCTACAGCATAGAGCCCCGACTCTTCCCAATAGAAACTTTGATTAACAAATATTTTATTAACTCCTGAAATACGAAAATCTATAGTGCCATTGGCTATTGAAATGCCTATAGGGTCAGTAGCCGGTGCATTCTTCGCTTTCCATTGAGTGTCATACCAATCTGGCATTTTATCACCCCGTCACGTTTCGAATACGGTTTATCCCCTTTTGCCGAACAGGAATAACCGCTTTTTTTGCATCCTCGTACATAATCAGTAAGTCAATACCATCTGCCTGTCTGCCGTTCTGGTGGAGCCATTTTCCGGCAGGGAAGTAGGCTAAAAAGTCGTGGTACTGTGGCCTTATAAGGGGTATATCCGTGGCTAATGTTAATCTGTCGGGTAATCTGTAATACCAAAACGTGAGAGGGTCCGTTGTTGTCCTTGAAAGCAACAGATTTCCCCTGATGTCATAGTTTGTTATTTCTTGATCGAGGGTATTGTACTCTAACCGATAAAAATCTAGGTAGTCAGCAGGAAGTGTGTATTGCTTTGTTACTCCGTCAGGGCGAAGCGTTTCGTCTGCTGTTGTGTAGTTTTTTGATGTCATAATTTTGTCTAGGTGAGAAAATTCGTAGTAGGCGATATTGATATAATCATTTACAAGCTGGAGTATGTCGGCGTTGTCGGCTACCGTCAGAGGTGCTCCATCACTTGAAAATGAGTTGATGAGTTTTAGCGTTAGGTTTTGTAGGTCGAGCAGAGTTCGAGTATTCGCCATGGTAGACACCCCCTTTCGTTTTAGCAGTCTTTAGCGAAGGTTAAATTATCCCTTGTTCACGGAATATTCTCCAATTAAGAATCCAATTTCCCTTACTAAGCGTTAGCAAGGCTTGATAATCACTTTCAGATAGATGAACTTCTTTATTTACGTAATCCCCAAACGCTAGTTTCAGGAAATCCTCACTAGTTTCACCTTCTACTGGTTCACCATCAATCATTCCACCCACTGGAACTATAATGTTTCCTTCTTCATTCTTTGGTAAAGCTTCTAAAAATGTCATATCTTAACCTCCTAACTAAGTTTTAATCCGATTTTGTTCACAAAAACAATGTAAGAACGATCCGAAGCATCCCCATTCGTTATTCTAACAACTACCTTTGCCCCTAAGACAGGTTGTCGGTCTGATATGCGATTTCCTGAACTAGCACTTATCAATGGTGTTTTATCAGAATTGGTATATGCTTGGACTCCATCACTTGATGTAAATCTAAAAAGCCCTGTGTGAGTATGTGTAGTGCTAGGAGTTAATCCTAACGTAATTTGATCTGAGTCTGCAACATCTACAGGTGTTAAGTTTAAAGTTGTTCCCGCTGTAACCGTAACGCTACCTAATGATACTTCTTTAATATTTGTGTTCACTAAACTCCCAACTATCGAAATTTGTTGAATTGCTTCCATATTTGATCCCCCCTATAGTTCTTTTATTAACTGTCTCTTGTTATCCTTAATGACCGCCTCTAAGTGATTCAGCCTATCTTTTTCGATAGTACGCTCTAATTTGTCGTTGTGTTTGTCAATCTCTGCTACAGCGTTATAACCCCTATATGAATCGATTCTCTGCATATGTTTAATAAGTCTATCGTCAAGTGGTCGAGGCCACTCCATAACGTGATTATTTCTATATAAAACTTGGTAGTTTCCGTTTCCGTTGAATGAAAGGGATAAATCAGGGTCATGTTCTTGTAATCTTGATTCAATGTCGTACACGTCACCTACAACCATGTTTGCACCTCAATATAAAGATAGGGCAGGCGATTAAACCTGCCCTTTTAGTTAGATTAGCCCTCTGTGATATCACTTAAGAGCGTTTGGGAATTCCTAGAACTACAACCTAACTCAAGGTAGCGATAGAGTACGGCTCCATAGGAGTCTTTGTTCGCCACACGCGACAGGATTGCTCCATCTTCAGACATCCAGTCAATATCTGACAATTGATACACTTTTAGGTAATCTGTGTCGAGGAAGAATACTTTCCCTGTAGGTGCATCCTTATCCGCGATAAGTGGCAGTCCGTTATAGTCGAGGGCTTTTTTACCACCCTTGAGGTCGAGAGTGGACTCATAACGGCGGTTAGTGGTCAATAGGGCTTGATATGCCCGGCGAACTCCAAAGGTCGTCAGAATGGCCTTTACGGTACCGTCGGACGCTGTTTCTGTGGTATCCAAAGCGGTTTGAAGTAAACTCTCGGTGATTGCACGAGGTGTACCGCTGTTAGCTAACACAGTAGCTTTCCACCAAGCGTAAGTACCAGGTGCCAGCCCTTGGATCGTAGAAGTAGCAGAGCAGATACCTTGCAAGCCCATTACTTCAATGTTGCGAGATCCACTGATGTACACGGCAAATGTAGCGTCAGTCGTGATTGCCGCGCCAGAGATAACGAAGGTCGTAGCAGAAGCTACAGAAACAACGCTTCGAGCTACTGCGCCAGTTCCGGTTGTTCCATCAGCAGAGACAATAACATCAATCGCCATGCCGGGACGAAGGTATTTTGTTGATGCAACGACAACAGTAGTTGAAGCAGTAGTCGTACCGCAAACAGTGAGAATTCCAGTACCGTCATTCCAGAACATCCGGTTGAGTTGGCGTTTAAAGTCTTTGGCAGCGCCCTTCATTTCTGAGTCTACCGCACGAACGAATGCTCCTGCATCGGATTTAGCAGCCTTGATCGTAGGACCGGTAATCTCAATAGTGCTGTAGATATAACGCATGGGTACGATGGTTTCCTTGTATTGTTGAGCCCCTGCGGTTGGCAAGGTTCCACCTTCTGCGACTGATGCAAAGCCTTCATTTCCACCAACGTGGAGAGGAATGGTGAAGTTTTTACCGACAACACTGTCTTGATCTTTATCGAGTAGGTCGAGTAAAACGACATCGTAGTTGACTTGTTCCCGTAGGGGTCCAAGGTATTGATTTTTGAGGATGGAATCGAGGGTGGTTAAAGTTGCTCCCATAATAAATCACTCCTATTTATTCATTATACTTCTCAATAATTCGATGCTGTTTTTCTTAGCGTCAGCAAAAGTCTTAGGTGTAGACTGTTCGATCACCGGACTCTGCCCACCGCTTTCGACTGTGCCCTGTGGCTTTGTCTTTTGGGCTAAATACTCTTTGATTGCAGTGTCTTTCGCGGATTTTAGATCTTGCTCATGCTTGGCAAGAATGTCCGGAAGTCTCTGCTGCGACATGATAGTATAGGCTGTTTCGTAGTCTGTGTTTAAGGCTTTAGCTGTTTCTTTGACTTCGCCTTCCCATTCTTTGTAGAATGGTTTGGACGCTAAAGATTGCTCCTGAACTGACTGCATCTTTTCGCGCTCATAGTTGTTGAGTTTTTGCTCCATACTGCTCATTTTTGCGTATAGTTCCGGGTCATGGCCCTTCTCTGTTGCCTCTGCCCTAACTCGTTCAGCTTCGATTGCGTTCTGATAATCTGAGTAAGTATGGATTCCGTGGGATTCTCCATACATTTCTGAGATTACCTTATCCCTTGTTTTACTCTCAGCTTCCCTTCGGATTGAAGCGTACTGTGCATTGTCCTCTTTTGACTGAACAGGTTTTTCCTGCTGTGGTTCAGCGACTTCCACTTCTGCGCTAATATCAGGTGTGTTCTGTTCGGTCTGCTCTCCTACTTGTGGCTCAACGTTCGCCACTGGCTCTGCGTTTACAGAACTTAAAATTTCATCAGACATAAGAATCCCCTTTCATATGGGCTTTTTGCGCTTGCCCTAGCGTGATTTAGACATAAAAATAAGAGCTGTTACGCTCATCAGTTGGCTTACTTCATTTTCTTATCCATCATCATTGGCATTGCTTCCTTCGCCATATCCATTGCGCCTTTCTTGGCATTGTCCCATTTGCCTTTCATTTCGTCTTTTTTCTTTTTCTTTTCTTCCTCAGTCATTTTCATTGCGGTCCACCTCCTTGCATTGGCGGTTGTCCTTGCTGTTGCTGACCTTGTTGTGGCATTTGTGCCATTGCTTGCATTTGGGCTAATTCTTGCATATAGGAGGAATGCTCTGCTACATGAGCATCAACTTGTTGTTGAAACTGTGACTTTTCATAATCGTCCGACTTGCGGTATTTGTTATGCTCAGCTATGTGTACCTCATGATTGTAAAAATCACGAGTCATATGGCCAAAGTCACCTTTTAACCATTGCTTTTGCTCTGCCTTCGCTTGGTTGACATCGATGCTTAAATCTTCAAATACTTCTTCGATGTTTCCGAATTCAAGCAATTTGAGTGCTTTCTGCGGGTCTGAGAGAATACCACGATCCCACAGGTTTAGCACAAAGTCCTGTCGTGCTGCTGTTGACTTAGGCATAGCGCTACCAGCTATAACCTTAGCATCAGTATTGCCCTTTAAATCAGAGCCTTGGAACTCCTTAACCTCAACTTGATTATTTTTGCCGACGATCTTGATCATGCGTGGCTCGATATAGTTCTGTTGGATCAATACTAAGACGAACTGTGCCCATTTCTCGTAGGTTGATTCAATATTGTGGATGATAGGACCAAATTTTGTTTCGTCTTGTTCGGCGAGAAAACTCAGTGCAACGCCTGATTTAACGTTAGGGTTTGCTGTGCCACTAGACACCTCATGGATGCCACTAACGTCCTCAAAATCCCTGAGTTGAAGTTCGAGTTCTGCTTGTATATGCCCAGGCTCTGAGGGTGGTTGCTCCCACTGTGGCATGTTCTTGCCCATTTTGTACTCTACTATTTCACCAGGCTCGTTCGTTGGATCATCAATAAGGGAGTTAGCCTCTACTAGCATTCTTTGATTGCCTGTTCGAGTTTGATTGAGTCTGCGCTGTGTCCTAGTCTTGTTGTACTCTTTTTGGATAGGGATAAGGTCCTCGATATTGCTTGATCCGTGGACTCTGCCGGGCACTAAGTTATGAGCAAACAAAAAGTAGGGCAGTCGATCATAAGGGTTATCTTCATATTGCAGTAGCTTGCCATTTGCTATGGTGATATGTCTGCCTTTAGGATACTTTTGACTCTTGATCTCCCAGTATTCTTTGACTATAACGCCATCTTTTACCTTAACAGGTTTGTAATCTGATGCCTGGCCATTGACGTTGGCTAACATACCATTAAAGATGTTTGTCGAGCTTAGCCCATTATCGGGAGCCACATCTACTTCATAGTTTTCTTTGACATAATCTGTTGTTCTGAGCTTCTTTTCACAGCACCATTTAGCCTCGTCAAACTCAGTCGCAGAGGGGTCGAACACAAAATCAAAAGGCGAAACGACTGAATTGTCTATGTCACCTAATCTCTTGGATTGCATGACTTCTTGCCCTTGTTCATCAAGCGCAAATTCGCCTTGATCATCTAAGGTATTTAGCTGCGCTTCATCACCTAGATTAGGATTCCAGTATGTCTTTATTATGCCGGTGCCTGTTGTGATTTGCCACAAAGCCGACTTAAAGCGTTTCTCATCCATATTTGAGTTACGCCATATAAAGTCTAAGGCTTGGGTGCCAACCTTGGCTGAATCTATATCATCTTCTTCGTTCGTGGCCGCTATAACGTTGAACTGTGGTTTTGATTTTGTTATCTTAGCAAGCTCTGTGCGAATGATCGGGCGAATGCGATTGACTGTTACCCTATCTTCCCAAGTCTCCTTAGGCTTTTCGACTATCTTACGACTTGATTTATCGTAAGCTACCCACTGTTTACCCGTTAAGTAAGCGATATTCACCGCCCACTGCTGTTCTAAGGGAAGGTTCTCAGCCTCTTTGAGCCTATCTTCGATAAATGTTACTGATTCCTGCTCATTGACAGACTCCGGCTTGTCTGTGATTATTTTAGCCAAGTTTTTCACCTCGTTTCATGCAAAATAAAAAAGCCCTATTTTTTAGGCTTAGTAATATTGACTACAGGCTTTGGTGCCTTCCCCTTTAACACTATCTCATAATCAGGTAACTCAATCTCTTCCAGTTCACAAGGCAATGATCCAAGGTTCAACTTCTCATACAGCTTTGCTTCTGCTTCTTCTTTGCTCTCTGCAATCACCACGCCTTGGATATGTCTGAATCCACCCATGTATAGTTTAAAGTTCGACATAAACATTCTCCTTCTCTTCCTTTGACTTTGTTATGACTGGCTCTGACATTTGTTTATACTCCACAAAGTCTCTCGCCTGAATGCGATCGTAAAGCTGTTGTCTTTCCCTTGCGGTGCTTTGGTTATTCAGATAAAGGAAGGTTAGTGTTGCTAGATAGGTTAAGCAGATGATTGCTGTGGTCATAGGTCGTTGTACCTCCCTTTGGGCTTTTTGGTCATGTTGTCGCGGTGTCGTTGCGCTCTGCCTGTTAGTGATGGATCGTATACTATCTTAGGCCTAACTTTGATTGGGCATGGTCTGCCAGCAATGAAGTAGCGTATTGCATCCGGACCATGGGTTAGTTCGTGGTTCGATGAGCTGTCCACATCATTGGGGTCTTTTGGGTCACACTGTAGCTGTGGCAATGTCCTGATCAAGTTAACACAATTTTTCGTGATAATAAGTGATGCTGTTTTGATCCCTTGCTCATCGTCATAAGGCTTTAACCACTCCTTCAGATTGTACCAGCCCATGACTCGGTTATTGTTGGCCCTAGTTAATGATAGTTCATTGTCCTCAAGTATTTCCGCTGTGCTTTTCCCTGTTTGGCTTTGACTATTCCATAGATCCGGAGGAGCTAAAGTCTCATAGATAGTTTCTGTTGTCATATCTTTAATGGCTTTTGCTGCATCAGAGACGATTAATCCAGATTGATACAACTCCTTATACACATATGCCTTTTGTTGTGAGTCTACTGCAATCCAGTAGCAAGCAAGCATATCCAAACCATAGTCTATAGTAACATAACGCCTATACTCATCAGGGATAACAAAAGGGTCAATGACATGGATATCACTCCTAAACTCATCGAAATATTGCCCGCCTGGTATGCCATATTCGCCAAGCCCAACGACTTTGTAGCGCTCAGGATTGCTAAACTCAATATCTTCTATCAGCTTTCTGTCAGCATCATCGAGCCATTCATTGCAGCGAAATGTTGTTGTGCTGGTGAACGCTTCGGGATCTTCCTTGTCGAAGAATCTATCTTTAGTCCAATGACTCTGCACCCATGGATTGAAGGTTAATGTGAGCTGCTTCCATAATCCTTCCGGCATTTCTCCACGAATTGATTCATCGAGTGTGTTGAAGTCTTTCTCTTCATCTATCTCAAATGTTTCCTCTAGCCATACCCAACACAGCACACCTGTATCAACTGTAATAGATGTGAGCTTTAGAACATCATCAAAGCCACGAAATAGGATCTTCTGTCCTGTTGGTATATATTTACACTCTAATGGAGATTCAGTAAACTTCCACTTGTCGAAGACTCCAAGTCGTTTTGCTGACCACTTTAGTTGAGCAAAGGTGCTATCCTTGTGTGTGTTGAACGTCTTGCGTACTACTACAGCATTTGCTTTGCTGTGCTTCATTATGTTGTAGATAAACCATAAAGCTGTTGTTACACTCTTCTTTGATCCCCGGCCGCCCTTTAGGACCCTGTAACGCTTCTTGGTGATCCAAAATGATTTATATCCCTTGCCGATGATGTCCGGGAGGTTTATTTGCTCTGTTTTCATGTTTATACACTCACTTATGCAATAATAAAGTCATAAGGCGTTAATTCTGTCACTCGATGAATATTTATACAATGTTTTTGTATGAATATGAATGATATAGCTATTTGAAGCAATCCTTCGATAATCAAAGTTCATCTATTTTATAGAAAACGCCCTATTCTCAATTAGAATGAGCGTATGGAAAACATGTAAATCAGTTGTCAGGGTTAAATATGGCTGAATATGAGGATTGAGTGAATTGTTTACTTGTCATAGTGCCTATTATCGGACCCAATCAATAACATGTAGCTAAGACTAGCACCGCAACAAACCCTGCTCCAACTATGATACTGGACCCTATTGACATAATCATATGAAGGCGTTCAAATCCACCCATACTAATCAATCCTCCAAATCTTTCTCACCCTTGAATATGACCATGTTGCCGTTAACCTCAAGTTTGTCGGTGAACATGCCCAGGTGCTTGCCGATCATATCAAGCGATCCCTTCTTATCATGAAGCTTAAAGGAGAATACTCCCTTAGGCGAGATAGACACCTCTTGGATCATGGTTCCGTCAACCTCTTCGGATTGCTTCACATCAATGATTTGTTTATAGGCGTAGATAGGATTACCTTCCTCATCTTCATCTATCTGTACTTTCTCTGTGCCAAAGCGAAGAAAATCTTTTATATCAGCGAAGGCTATCTTTGCATACTCAGCTATAACACGCTCTACAGTGACCATATTGCGCCCTTTAAGCTCATCAATGAGGAAGCTGAGCCTTGATGCTATCTTGGTATCACCAGCAAGCTTACAGGCGTTCTCATCGACACTCTTATCTGTCATCTTCTCACAGTTATATGCCTGTTTATACGCTTCTCTTTGAGTTAATCCAGAGAATAAACCTTGGCAGAACTTCTCTTGTTTAATTGTTAATCCTGCCATTTCACTCAACTCCTTACTAAATAAAAATTCCTGTTAGTTCGCCTAGTAATATAATCAATCCCAAAGCTAAAACTATTATATTAATTTCGCTAGTTTCTCTAACGGAATCTTTTATATCAGCTATAAATCTCTCCTGCTTTGGTGTTAGTGCCATTGTGGTTGCCTCCTAAACTAAATCTTTCCCATCATAAACATATTGTCGAGCCGTTTATAAGGCATTATGCACATTCGTATGATCTTCCAAGGGTTGGTCTTCCATTGATTAACATTAAAGCTAGATCCTATTAAAACATTTTCACTCTTGAAGTTATCAATATTGATTCTTTTCTTAGTTACCTCTATGTCTCTGTTTAAGATTCTTACCTTCATTTCTATTCTCTCCCTTACAGACTGTATCAGACTATATTAGGTTTAAGGCTCTCAGCGGATGAGGGTCTTTTCTACGTCACCAATATTGATCTAGCATCCCTCATCATCCGGTCATACTCTACAAATGCTGGCATATCCTCATATCTCTGCACAACCCCCTGCTCATCAGCGCATCGTTCTGATTCCCTGGAATACTTAACACATGTAGCGCAGTTAGTTTGTCCTTTAACATCTTGATATGCCATTGTCATACTGAATTCTCTGCAAGTTCTAGTTGCTGCCATGACCAACGCCCCCTTATATGTTGTCCTCATACTTCGGTTTGGTGTCTGTATATCGTTTGTAATGCGCTTATTTGAGATTGCAAAGCCTTTAGTCCATCCCTGCCAGCGGTCCATTCTGCTTCGGCCAGATCTCTTGCCCATTTCCTGTCAGAGCAATTACCCCTGGCTAGATCTCCTATCAAGGTAGCAGGCAGACCTTCTAGGCGTAGCTTCATTATCTCTAAGGATAGTTCTCTTCTATATGTGCGTTCAGCTTCGGCAGCTTTCCGTGCTAATACAAATAGCTCTGCCGGTCCTTTAGCTAGTCGTTTAGCGGAATCGTGGATCTCTTGAGCTATGCTTTGGGTCTCCACGTTTTCACCTCAATTGTTTTTAGGCATAAGTGAAGACACACCCATATAGATGTGTCTTATATGCGCCGGTCCGTTGCAAGCAACTAGTTATCCGGTTATCGCGCTGTTTTTTTTGAGCGTACCTCTTAAGAGGTATTATATCATGCCTATGCAAGCCTAGTCAACTATGTTATGCTTTAGGTTTACATGCCTAACATCTTCATATACTCAGGTACTTTTCTCTGTGGCTTCTGATGTTTTTTACTCTTACTTCCTCCACCAGGTGCGCTCGGTCCGTCTAGGGGTATTGGCTCCTTATGATGTAAACTCTGCACTCTCCACCCATAAAACCAATTCATGAATTCATCCGTCGTCAGGCTCATAAACCCCGCTACCATATCGCCCTTTAGTGTCACCTTATTACCCTTTAGTGTTTTTACACTCTTTATTGCTTCTTCATGCGTTACTCTTTCGCTTATCTCTGCAGCTTTTATTAATATGTTCTCTCCGTGGTATAGGCCAGCTCTGCAATCAAAGTCGTGTTTGCAATCTTCGCAGTTTTCCCAAAAGTTAGGGCATATTCTATCTTGCATTTTTACCAAAGCTATTCCCCTTTCCCCTCTGCCCCGATCTTTGGAGCAGGAATGTAGTAGATCCAGAGTATTGTTATACGGCGTAGAATTTCTTCATCGGTCACAGACTATCGCTCCAAACATCTTCGCAATCCTTACGTCCAGGGCATGACGCGTTACAGTTTTCTACTGTACAATATGGGTTAGGTGTTTTCTCATAATGCCCTGGGCAATGGTCTGAATCTAGGTAACATGTTGGGCAAACTATTCTATATCCTTGTTCTTCAGCTTGCTTACTGGTTATCATTAACGCCATTATGCCTATACCTATTATTGTTCCGAAGAATTCCCCTACTCCAAAACTGAATACATCCATTAGCATTCTAGATATCCTCCTTCTCAAGAGACACTATTGCAAGTTCTAGCGCCTCTATTAACATTGTGTAGTTACTTGGCGGCCAATTGGATTTGATAGCCTGTATCGCTTCTTGTGCTGTCATTTTAGATATCCCCTCTCTGCCTAGCTCTCATTAGACTTTCCATGGCTCCCACGGCTACTGCTGCAACATGGGTGAGTTCTGTGAGCATGTTGTCATATCCACCTTTTAGCTTTGCTTTCTCTCCGTTGTTGAACACGGTTTCATTGACAGCTTGGCAATACTCTCCGTACTCTTCACCGAGGATTCCGGTCCATAGTTGAGGTGCGTGGTCTTGTATTCCCCATTTTGTGTCTTGGCGATCTCGTTCAATGTCGATTAAGTTAAGAGCTATTACCCTTGCGTTATTTATTTTCATCCCTCTACATCCTTCCAATTGCTAAATTTTACACATTCGGCACACACAGGGGTAATAATTAGGTAGTTGTTTTCTTTGCAGTTCTGGCATTCCTTCGTTTTCATCCCTCACCCTCCTATAGCTGTGTTGTTGTTATATTGTTGTATCTTCTGACCTTCTCGGATCTCCTGCCAATATTTCGGGTACCTATCTTCCGCCCAGCCTTGCCAGTACCTTTGCCATGCAAC